TCATTGGATCGCCCAGCGACTAATCTCCGAAAGCAGGCCTAGCTGACGGGAGCGCTGAAGGTATTCAGGATGATACGTTCGGATGGCCCGGGCTGGGAGGCCCTCAGCTCGGACTACCCCCACCGCGGATGCGGGTATGCGCCGAGAGAGCGGCGAGATCCTCATGTCGGGGAACTCACATCGAATGGCGGGATCATATCGCGGGCCGGACAGGAACACCACAACATCGGGGTTAAGAATGTTGATTTCTTCGGCGAGGAGTCCCGTTTGGGCTCGCTGCAAAGCGGCGACTTCTGCCGCCCTGCAGTTCCTCATCACCGAGCCATTCACGTTCACTTTGAAGACGTTCGTCCACAGTGCGGAGTCCGGGGTGCCGTTTATTGCCGAATCGATAGCTCGGAAGCCCCGCCAGAACGGTGAATTCAGTTTTGGATGGACCCTTCCCATCGCATACCAGCGGTACAGATTCCACATTGCCCTGACTCCGTGCGTCGCCCGCGAGAATTCCCAGAAGTTTTCGATGCGGTCGCCAAGTTCACCGACGTCACCTGGGTTGTACATCCAATGCCTGGTCTCTTGCCCGACGATGAGCAATTTCAATCTTGCGGAGTGCCACCGCTCATGAGGACAGACCAAGAGCGGCGGGGAAGCCTTCACCGCCAGCCTCCTGGGAAGTCTGGCCGATTGTTGGAACTTGAAATAACGTGCCTGGAGCCGATCGTTCAAGGGGCACGGGGAGCTTGGCGAAGACGGCATTCTGCATTATTCCAGATCCGGGCCTATGTCGATCCGATCCTCCTCGCTGAGCACGGGCGGCCGTCAGGCGTAGGTTAGCTCCGGAGTCCTCTCGGTTTACACTTTTCGAACTCCCTGCGTATGTTTACAGCGAAGGGTGCTCCGCACTCTTCAGCAGCGACAGCGGAACGACCGCAAGGCGGACTTTCGTTGTGGTGCGAATCCACAGCGAGGTGATTCGTCTTGGGCATTCCGACAGAAGATCTGCGATCCATCGCCAGCATTTTTGCCGCTGGCTACCTCCGTCATCGCGACCAACTCCGGCGCTCCGCTCGTCAACTTGACTGTTCCGAAACGCCGAGCCGTCATGGACACGAGGTTAACGGCCATGAGAACGGAGAACGGAACGGAGACCGCGATGCGGAAAGAGATTGACGAGTTGAGCCAGATGACAGTCGGCCAGCTCCGCCAGAAGTACCTTGAGGTGTTCGGCGAGGAGTCCAGATCGAATCATAAGCAGTTCCTGTTTCGGAGGATCGCCTGGCGCATTCAGGCAATAGCCGAGGGTGGCCTCTCCGAACGCGCGCGCCGCCGCGCGCTGGAGATCGCCAACGACGCGGACCTTCGCATCCGGGCACCCAAGAGCAGGTTCGGACAGGACGTGACTCTCGACCCGAAGCTCAGCGTCAGCCGGAAAGTGGCCAGCGCCGCCGATCCGCGTTTGCCGCCGCCGGGCACCTACCTCGAACGCGAGTATAAAGGTCGGCGCGTCATCGTGAAGGTCCTCGTGGACGGCTTCGAGTTCGATGGGCAGATCTACCGGTCCCTCAGCGCAATCGCCCACGAAGCGACCGGAACGAAGTGGAACGGCTTCCTCTTCTTCAATCTGACATCCGCGGAGGAGGATTCCAATGGCAAAGCATAGCGGCCCCAAGGTTCCGACGAGGGCAGCGGAGGGATCGGGTCCGAAGACCGTCCGGTGCGCGATCTACACGCGCAAATCAACGGAGGAGGGACTTCAGCAGGAGTTCAACTCCCTAGACGCCCAGCGGGAAGCGTCCGAGGCTTTCATCAGCAGTCAGAAAAATGAAGGCTGGCAGGCGATTACCGACCATTTTGACGACGGCGGTTACACCGGCGGCAATATGGATCGGCCGGCACTGAAGCGCCTCCTCGCAGCGGTCGAAGCCCGAGCCGTTGACTGCATCGTCGTGTACAAGGTGGACCGACTCAGCCGTTCGCTTCTGGACTTCGCGCGTATCATCGAAATCCTCGACCGGAACGGCGTCAGCTTCGTGGCCGTGACCCAGCAGTTCAACACGACCAGTTCCCTCGGACGTCTTACGCTGAACATCCTCTTGTCGTTCGCGCAGTTCGAACGCGAGATCATTTCGGAGCGCACCCGCGACAAGATGTCGGCGGCGCGGCGGAAGGGCAAATGGGCTGGCGGCCACCCGGTCCTCGGGTACGACATCGACCCCAAGGGCGGCCGGATCGTCGTCAATCCGACGGAAGCCGAGCAGGTCCGAACCATGTTTGGCATGTACATGAAGATGGGATCAACGCTGCCAGTCCTTCAGGAAACCCAGCGGACCGGTCTCGTGAGCAAGCGCTGGACCACCGAAGACGGCAAGGTCCGCGGCGGGAAGCCCTTCACGAGAAGCTCGCTGCACGCGACGCTGACCAACGTCCTGTATACGGGAATGGTTGACCACAAGGGCGTCCTCTATGAAGGCGAGCACGACCGGATCATCGATCAGGACACCTGGGATCGGGTCCATCAAATCCTGCGGCGCAACGGCAACGACAAGGGTGCCTCCGTCAGGAACAAGCTTGGGGCACTCCTGCGCGGGCTGCTCTTCTGCGTGCCGTGCGGTGCTCCGATGATGCACACCTACACGATGCGGAAGTCGAAACGGTATCGCTATTACGTCTGCTACAACGCCCAGCAGCAGGGATGGCAGAATTGCGAAACGAAGTCGGTTTCGGCGCAGGCCATCGAGACGGCGGTTCTGGACAGCATCCGCCGGATCGGAACGGACCCAAAGCTTGCGGAGGCCGTTGCCGCCGAAGCCATCGACCAGGTCGCGCGTCAGCGCGCCGCCCTCGACAAGGAACTGGACACACAACGCGGGAGCCTCCGGCGGCTCAACCAGAGCCTCGCCCGCGAGGCCGCCGACACGAGCGTAGATTCCGGCGCGCGGTTCGACCGGATCGTCGCACTTCAGCGGGAGATCGAAGCTTCGGAACACCGCCTGACGGAACTGGCGGCGGATCGGAAGTCATGTGACGAGGACCGCATCAACGCCGCCGATCTTCATAAGACCCTTTCGGAGTTCGACTCAATCTGGTCGTCCCTTGTCGCGAGAGAACAGGAGCAACTGATTCAAATGTTGGTCGCCAAGGTCGGCTATGACGGGCGTACCGGTAAGGTCACCGTCAATTTTCGTAGCGCAGGAGCGAAGGAACTATGCCAAGGAAAGAGCTAATTACTGCGGCCGCCGAGCCGACAAGGGAGGACAGTGCCATCCAGGTCGAGACGACGCTACCATTGCGCCCACGTCGCCACGAATGCCGTAAGGACGGGCAGCCCAATGCGGCGTCCGCAGAAAGCCGGTCGCGAATTCCACGGGTTACCCGGCTGATGGCCCTCGCCATCAGGTTTCAGGGAATGATCGACTGCGGCGAAGTTCGCGACTACGCGGATCTTGCCCAGCTGGGTTACGTGACGCGGGCAAGAATGACGCAGATCATGAATCTCCTGCTCCTCGCGCCGGAAATTCAGGAAGGCATCTTGGACGGCCTTTCGACCTCCGCTTTGCCAGAGAGGCAACTTCGACAAGTGGTCACAAAGGCCGATTGGACTGAGCAGAGAGCAATCCTTCGAACGATCTCTGGATCGGCGGGGTTTACGCGTGCTCAGACCGGTCGATAGACCGCCATATATCCATCAATCATCCGACCAGCGGATCTAAAGATTCGGCCCAAAACGGCCGATAGACCAGAGGTGCCAGAGCAACTGCCCCTCCCGATGTTTTCCACAGAAAAAAACAACGGAGCCATAGAATGTTCTTGTCATACAGAAACCTGTGAGCTATCATGTTCGTGTAATACAAACTCTGAGGAGCTCATGGCCAGACCCAAAGTCGCTGCTGCAAGATCCAGAATTGTGAACGTCCGGCTCACAGAAGACGAATATCGGGAGATGTCGGTTGCGGCAGAAGCGTTGGGCTATCCAACACTCAGTGAATACATCCGTCATTTGCGCAAGAACGCGGACGAGCCCGCTTCATCGGCCAACACGATAGCTGACAGTCACGTTGCAGACTTGTACCCAACGCCCACGCGATTCTCGACCACGCGGTATGGGGAGATACTGCTTGGCGATTCACTTGGCCTTCTCCATCGCACATTGAAGGCGAACAGCGTGGATCTAATCATGACTTCGCCCCCCTTCGGACTGGTGCGCAAGAAGTCCTACGGGAACAAGGATGCCGACGAATATCTTGATTGGTTCAGGCCATTTGCGGAGGGCTTCAGTCGCGTTCTGAAGGATTCCGGAAGTCTCGTAATCGATATTGGTGGCTCGTGGAACAAAGGGACACCCACTCGGTCGCTCTACCACTTCGAGCTGCTGCTAATGCTTTGCCAAGAGTATGGATTTCACCTTTGCGAAGAGCATTTTTGGTGGAACCCGGCAAAGCTGCCGACCCCTGCCGAGTGGGTTAACGTTCGACGCGTTCGCGTTAAGGATGCGGTCAACTGCATCTGGTGGCTGTCAAAAACGCCTTGGCCCAAGGCAAACAACCGGCGCGTGCTCGCTCCGTACAGCGATTCGATGCATCACCTCCTCAAGAACGGATACAAAGCCCAGTTGCGCCCCTCGGGGCATGACATTTCAACCAAGTTCCAGAAGGACAACGGCGGCTCTGTTCCGCCAAACCTGATCGCATTAGCAAACACGGAATCAAACAGTTACTATCAGGAGTACTGCCGAGCGAATAACCTCACGGTCCACCCGGCGAGGTTCCCGATTGGCATTCCCGCGTATTTCACAAAGTTCCTCACCGACCGCGGAGATCTGGTAGTTGATCCGTTCGGAGGGTCGTGCGTGACCGGGGAAGCCTGCGAAGCGCTTGAACGCCAGTGGATATGCTGCGAACTCGACGAGCAGTTTCTAAAAGGGGCAGTTTGCCGTTTCCAGAAACCGAAGGTCACGACGATACCGAAGGAAAAGTCGTCGAAATTGGTGGTCCGCGACAAGCCGTACGAAATCTATGCGCCGTGCACGGTTGATGTATCCGATGAAGAAGCACCCTTATTTAACGACGGCGGCCATGCTCGCCCGGAAGTGAGCGTTCCGGCGAAGACTGTCCGAGCTTCATAGGTCGTTGGAAAGACGTCCGCGTTGGTCACAAAGGGCGAGGGGCGGTTTATGCAAGAGCATACAGGTTGTCGGCCCAACTGGTCAGCTGCCCGCGCTTGATTCCTTCAAAGTCGACGATCAATGGGACATTCGGCGGGCGCGGTACAGGCATTGGCACCGCATTTCGGATCACGGCAATGATCGATCGGCCGAGAAGAGCATCGAGTTCGGACACCGGCCCATAGCCGCGTCCATAGCGAACCAACTGGGTGGTTGCTTCTCGAACTCGGCCAAGGTTATCCTCCGCCTCGCCACTGAAGAACTTAACCTCAACAACGGCGACCACCGATCCGGCCTCCGCATCCACGACCACGAGATCGGGCCGATCACCACTTGGCGAGAGTCCATAAGCCAATAGGATGCGCTTAACGATTGCCTCAGAGGGCTCTGCCACCGGCTCCTGATACAAATTGGTGCGAGTTTGCCAGAAGATCGCAAACCGGCCAATCCGCGCAATGGGCTCCTTATTATCGGCGCGCAAGAGAGAGAGCACGGCAGGTTCGCCCATCGATTGTTCCAGCCCTTCCGCTAGGCTGAGGCCGACCGCGAGTTCGAATCGTTGCCACGTTTCAAGCGGGCCAAGCAGAGTCGCCTGCAGCATGCGGCCAATCACTTCGAGGTCGCCGGTCTCGACCGCTACGAGATCCATAAATGCCTTGTACGCGAGCCGGTACATCATCCGGCGTGAACGGACGGCTTGTTGCAGTGCGCCGCCCCGAGGCCGCCCAGCAAGATTGGTCTCACTCATAGCGGTCCGGATTGCATCGATCCTGCGAACGCGCTCTAGACTGAGGACGTTCGCCTCGACGGCATCACGATAGCCGGTCTCCTCCGGTAGCAGGCTCAAAAAGCGTGCCGAAAGCCGCCATGCCTGTTCGAGCACCCACGCAACGACCTGGTTTGCGCCGGATGCGAACGACCGCACCGGCTCTTGGGTGACTGTTGCGGTTGGGTGGCCCGTGGCCATTCGCCGAATGATTGTCGCGCGAGCATCGAGTCGACCGCGGATAACACCGTCCTCGACGTGCTCTCGAGAACTCAGGAAGCTTTGGGTTTCATGGCGGTTGGCGAGGACGTAGGCCGTAAGTTCCCGCAGAGCGGGTGACATGCTCCAATGCAGCCGGAGCATCTCCATATCGCGCGACAGATCGAGGCGCGGTCGGCCAATCTCAACCCCGAAGGCCTTTCGAAAATACCTGAGCAGGATTCGGCCAATGTGATCGTTGATCGTAATGCTCGGATCACTGGGCGTGGTCATACGGCCACGCTAAGCAAGCGGCTCTTCAGTGTTACGCTCAGTTCGTCGTCCCGAGTGAGACCGAGTGACTCGGCAACCTTGGCAGCCACATTCTCCGCATCATGCCGCAAGATGCCGTCGAGCATCGGCACCAAGTACATGAAAAAACCATCGAGATACGCCGTCGCCTGATCTGCAGTCGGAACACTCAGGAAATCCATTTGGGGCGCGATGGAGTTTGCCGTCTTGATCAGATCAATGAACGGTGCCGGTCCTATGACGCGAACCTCATTAACAGCGCGCCATACTCCGGCGAGCGGTACGGAACCCGGCGCAGACGGTTCTGTTTTTAACAATGCTGAGCGCCTCAGGTATTCGACGATGAAGGCATCGAGATCTTTCGGCGCATCGACATAAATCCACCCGAAGCGGCGCGTCAGTGCATAGCTCATTTGGTAAAGCGACGCTTTGTCTATTGAGTTGATGGTCGCGATAATCCGCCACGCGGCAGTCGGGGCGAATTCGTGCGTTGCCGCCGAGGGTTTCGGCTGGGGCAGAATCACATATTGATCGCTGTCCTTGTTCGTGACATCGACCCGGTATGGCAGGGTTGTCGCCTGACCGCTCAGCACTGTGAAGAGAGGACCGATCACCTTATCGATGTCACAACGGTTGAGTTCGTCAATGATTAGCGGCCTATCAAAGTCCCGGAGGAGCACACCCGGTATAAACGCGATCTTTCCATCGCCAATCGGTTGATAACCGCCGATCACATCCTGAGACGTCCAATCAGCCGAACCGGTTATCAAGCGCCATTGGTTATGGAGCGCGGCGGCCACGTTGCGGGCGAGCGAGGTCTTTCCCGTACCGGGGGGCCCGTAGAACATCAGGTGCTGCTTGCCGGCGCGCAGGGCCGCCTGAATCTGCCGGTAAACCGCTGGTTCGATGCCGATCAGATCAGCCGCATTTGCAATCTCAATTTCGCCCGTCGGCGCTGGCAGGGTCGCGGTTTCATCGGCCTCGTCTGAGGGAGCAGCGGCGGCGGATGCCGATTGCTGATAGGCAGCCGTTACGTCCCGTATGAGACGCGCACGGTCGCCTTCATCGAGCCCGTGATATATGGGAACGTTAATTGCCATCAGCGCGCTCCGTTATCAGGGCAGCAAGGGTAGGCGCGACGTGAAGCAGGCCCTTGATTGCGGCGGTGGCCTGCGCGTAGGTCGCGGACCTTGAAACACCAGCCACCGATGTAGAGAATACGTCATCGTCAGCATTAAGGCCAATCAGGACTGCCGTGATGTACGGTTGCGGATGCCCCATATACTGGACCTCGCCGGTCGCCGAATCATAGCCTTCGAGCAATTGAGCTGAAGAACCAACACCGAGGGCTGGAAGGAAACAGAAGAGAAATATCCACTCCCAGGCCTCGTAGAAGACATATTTCTCGGCGGCAACTTTGATGGCGGGGATCACACGGGTCGCTACTGCGCCGCTGTTTCCCTGCGCGGCGTTGAAGGCTCCCAGGCGGCGCGCACCATGGAAAGGGGGAATGCTGGCAACGACCGAATCGCCCGTTATATCGAGGTGTACGAACCACCGCAACGGCTTATTGGTAGCGTCGCTCGGATCTTGCCAGAACCCGGTTGTCTCGTCGACCGGGCGCGTCTTCTCCAGCGTCGCAACCTTGCTTCCGCACTGGTTAAGTTGCAGGTTGAAATCGTTGAGCACGTTTGAGAGATCGGCGGCGATGGCTTTGCGGGCGTCGTCGCGAAGCTTGGTCAACCATTGCCCTTGCAACGGGGGACGATAGAAATCTAGTTCCGTAGTGCCGTATTCTGCTTCGAGCGTCTGTCTGATGGCCAAGATAGCTCGATCAAGGTTCAGAGGAGTAGGACTCGTGGCTGATGGGCGCTGGTCCGTCGGGATCTTATTCTTAAAGGCGGCGTAGATAAGTCGCTTGTGCGAATTGCTCGCTATACGCTCAATCTGGTCTGGGAATAGGAGATAGAGGAGCGTGTTCCGTGTGGGCCGCTTGTCGGCATCAGCAATCTGGTCAAGCCACGATACAAATGCCCATGGCGGATCGGTGGTCATAAGACGTGTGCGCTCTGTCGCAGCCAATGACTTCCACTCACGCAGCACGGTGAGAAGAAACTCGAATTCAGTCGGTATGCCGGTCAAATAAAACGTGCCGGGGCTGCCAACGCCTTCGAGCGATGCCGCGTTGCTGAGTAATGGCGTGGTCGGCACTTCCTCACCCGACCATCGCCAGATCTCCGAGATGTGACGGAGCTTCGTCGAGGGGCCGATACTCGTCTTATGGGGGAAGAGCAGGACAACCCAGATGCATTCTGCCGCCAACTTCTTTATGTCTGCCGAGGCAGGAGTCAGTTGTTCTCGCAGTTTGTCGTAGAACGTCCTGTCCCCAAGAATCGGGTTGCCCGAAAACGTTGTGAGCAGCGCATCCACGTTCGCAAGCGTCCAAAGAGACGCGTTCGTGAATACTGAACCGTCGCCCATGAAGCAGCGGTCCCGCCACGTCACCGCCGCCTCCAAGACTGCCGATATCGCGGGTTCTCCTGTCCAACGTGCCAACGGCGTTTCCTCGTATTGTTCTTGGTGATTGTAACGTATTGGTTGCGAATGACTTGCAGCGGGCCCGGTCCGCGCTCAGAACCACCGCCATTAGCGCTGGTCTGTTCGACGAAGCAGCACGTCAATTTCAGCGGCAAAGCGCTCGCGCATGAGGTGGTGAAGTTCCTGCAGGCTGTTCACCTCTGCGAGCGTTATGGCTCCGCCGCCATGGCGGAGCGCTATGCCCTTTTCGTGGGCTGCGCTTTTCGCGGAAGCGATGAGCTTCTCGATGTTGTTATACCGCCCCGTGAATTCGATGGCGCTGCTACGCGAGGATATTTTCCAGAACCCACAGGCATCGTGAAAAGTGATTTCGTCGATGCGCCCCTCTCTTAGCTTGTCCGTCGCTTTCGATTTGAGAAGCCGCTCCAACTCATCTTTGAGAGGACGTGCGAGTCCGACTTTTTCCGTTCCGGCGGCTTCCGCTTGCAACCCGTCCGCGTAGTCCGCCCCTGCCTCCGTGAGCTGATAGAGTTTGTTGCCCACCTTCACCAGATACCCCCGTTGCCGCACCGGTTTTGTGCCCATGATCTCTGCAAACACCCTGTTGGAATCCGGGTATGCGCTTCGACCGTTACTATCGGCGTAGCCGGGAAGTCCAAACGTATCAGGGTATGCCCGCCATGCAGCGACGACGAGATCCTCGGCTGTGAAGGGTGACTTGCCAGCCATCCTCAGTTGTTGTGCTGCTACGACGAGTTTGTCGGCTACGCTTAGCTTTCGGTCGGTCATGATACTCCCTATGCGGTGGGCAGCGTTCCTTCCTTTATGAAGTCGAGAAGTGAACTGGCTGCGGCAGCTTGGATTTCTGCGGCCTTGGTCCCCCATTGATTGAGGTAGTCGTCGATTGAAGAATCCGGCTGCTCCTTCGCGCTATAGGTGAGCGCGATCTGGATAAGGATTTCGACGTAACGTTCAAGGTGATACATCCGCCATTCGCGGGATTGGTAGCCATAATCTTTATCCTTGTCGAGGAGCATGGCCGCAATCGGGCTCGAACTGTTGATCCACCAGATATTCCGGTCAACGTCTTGTGGACCTTGATAGACCGGCGGGTAGTCCCGGCTTAGGTGCACCGGCTGATTCGTGTCGGGGTCGTTATTGATGGAAGAAACGAGAATCGTTGGATACCCGCGCCCTTTCCCTTCCGTACCTCCAGCCCCCGTGCCGGGAATCACGCGGACGGCTGCCGGTAATTTTGCCATGGCGTGATCGTCGCCCGCAGCAATTTGACACTCGCCGACGTCGAACCCGTAGACGACTCCTGCGGCGCTAACCCGGGCTATCTTCGCATTGTCTTCGGTCCACACGAGGTAGACCCCGGACGATTTTTCCCCGGTAGCAAGCGTGCAAACGGCTTCGAGCGCGCGGCGCGATCCGACCGGCAGTTCCACGGTGTTCGGAATGATCTCGATTTCGTGGATAACGACGACCGAAAGGCTCGTGGTGTTAGAGCGCACTTTTCCGTCCAACGTCTCTGCATGGAGGTTTGTAGTGCCAGCGGCATAGGTATTGATCACACCGAGATCTTCATCAACCATCGCCACGTTCGTGTCATCGCTCACCCATCGGTAGGGCACGGGCCTGATCCGGTCGTCCTTAGCATCAAAAAACTCAACCGTCGGTTTCAGAGAGACACCGACACCAGCCTGATTGTGTGAGAGGTTGACATGGATTCTCGCAGGCTTGCCGCTTGGGAGGCGATGGGGTGGTGGTGGCTCTTTCTCTACACCTTTTCCCTTGCCGCCGAAGAGGTTATCCAGGAACTGGTTCTTCCAGCGATCCAGCGCCTCGTTGATCTTGCTGAGTTCGCTCTTCTCCTTCTGATCGTACTTTTTCTTCTCCTTGGCCTCGAATTCCTTGGCGTACTTCGTGATCTGCTCGGAGAGAAATACCTTAACAGCGCGCGTCAGGGGCCCTTCGGCAAGCAGGCCGCGATCATTCTGTGTGAATGTTTCGAGGGCCGCAAGGCTGCACTCGCCGTAAATATTGTCCCGGAAAGGCGACTGAACGTCGAGATCAAGAACAGGGACATACCCGACATATTCTGTTCCGACCTTGAACGTAATCGTGTGACGGCCCTTCTTGCCCCACCGCATGCTCTTATCGGAAGTCTTCAGGACGAGTTGCCCCACCGGTCGTTTGCCGCCGTCTGTTGTAGACACGGACGTTTTGTACGCGGGATCGGGTAGCACTTCCGGGATGGCGATGACACGGGGCGTTTCGCCCCCGTGCAAAGGAGGAATCTGCGCAAGCGCGAGCGGCTTCCCTTCGTTCATCGGCGTCCCGTTCAACATCACGTACACCTGACAGAATTCGAGCGTGCGGATCATTTGCGGGTGTTCCTGTAGATGGTCGACAAGCGCAGTGAGCGCTCCCCGTCCTACAAGATCTTTCGGCCCGAACCCTGACACGACCGTGTAGCCAACGCAGTTGGACGCGGCGTTTTTGACGGCCGGTGGGAGGTGCTCCGGGCTGCAGTGGAGTTCTTCGAGCGTACTGGCGAGCCGGGTAGGCGCGTTCGGGACTTTATAGTCGCGACCTTCGCTGCGGGAAGGGAAATATCCAAATTTTACCGAGTTCGCGACGACGCCGTAGGTGCATCCGAGGCGGTTCTTAACGGTTTGGACAAGCGCGTGGCTCTCAAACATCTGGCACATGTAACACTTGCCACCATTGCCGTGTCCGCCTTGGATGGAGTCACCTTTTGCGCCACGCTGCGCCGCGTCGGGGTCCGCCCACCTCCTGAAGTGTTGTTCGATCACGTCGCTCGTCATCCCCGAGAAGTCGAGACACGAGATCGACGCGGTGCGTTTCCTGCGATCATCATTGAGGATGAGCACGATGATACGGTCAGCTGCATCGCGATTGTTTCTCGCGTACTCGTCGGCGCTGTTCTTTACCCATTCGGGCAGGCCATTCTCGTGAGTCTGGAATGGGGCGCAGATTAAACGGATCGCACCTTCCTGGTGAACCTTCACATCTAGGTCTGGCGTGTACTGTACGGTGCTCATCGGTCGTAAACCTCCAAAGCTCGCGCTACTTCTTCTCGTGTCCCTGCTGACGCTGTTCAAAGATTTTGATCCACCCGGGGCGCGGCCGACTTGCGTATCCTTCCGCCATCAGAATGCCGCCAACGTATGCGGCGGGCCCCATTTTCGTCTCCCAGTTTTCCTTAATCCAGTGGCCGAAGCTTCCAGGCTCTGGCTGCGAGAAATTCAATCCGGCGCGGATTTCTTTTCCTCGAAACGTCTTCAGCAGCAACGCCCATTGGGCTGCATCGAATCGGAGCTTGTAGTTGGCTTTCTTGCTCGGCCAAATTATGGTCCCGGTCTCCACGCTGCCGGAGTACCTGAAGGATGATTGTCCGCCGAACGTTGGGCATTCCTGATCACGAATTCCGTGATCGGCTGGCGATGCCGGAGCGGGTGCTTCTCTTGTAGTTACCGGTGTCGCGAGCTGCGCTATGACGACCGACTGGTCAAGGTATTTCGCAAGATCACTCTCTCCAACGCGCACTTCCCCGCCGATGCGGTAGGCCCGTAGTTGCCCCGACTGCACGAGCTGGTGGACGACCTCGAGGTCAACCTTGAGCAGTGCCGCCAGATCTTCTTCTGAGTAAAAACTCGTCATAAATCGCTACTGTATCGCTACATTGCATCGATGTCAATATACTGTATAACTTTACAAGCCTTAAGTATGAAAATTGTTGATTAAAAACATAGATGCGATCCAGCATCTCGCTGCCATAAGGAGCGCCTGGGGCTGCCTCTGATAATTCGCGGTGCCCCCCCAACCCACGCGGCGGTCCGGGCCGCAACAATTCTGGCCGATCCTGTTTTTTTGATAAAATGAAGTAAAGAGAGGCCTCTGCACCTTCGGATTGGGGGACGGCAGGGGTCAGATCGGCACTATTAGTCCGTGGCGGTTCCTCTCTTTGAAGGGGCTGAATTACATGGCCACGAACTATAGTCCAAAGCATTTCCTTCGCCAGGTACCGAACCCTCTTTTGAAGGCGTTCTTTGATCGGCGAGGAGAACTTACTCAGGTTGCCTGGGACCAACTCGGAGAGATGGACGCCGATCCAGTCTTCGAGGCCTGGCAGACCCTTCCCGAAACAGCCCGCGCCGAAGTCGAGCGAACTTTCCGTTCGGTCTCAGATCTTGCCTCTGCACAGGGGCTACAGACGCTGATCGAAGAGGGCCAGTTCCATCGTGTGGATCTGACCCCAAGCCTGAACCAGCTCAAGGGTCTCCACGAAAAAGTCTTCTGGGTTTACCTCAACCACGAGAAAGTGTTCGTCTCGGCAGGGCGGTTGAATCGCGCGGACCATTTGAACGGACGCTACTGGAGACGCCGAACCGACCTGCCTGCGAAGAAACCGGATATCAGCCACCCAACGCGGGAACTCCTGGCGCAGGCGATCTCGAAGTATTACCGGGACCGTCAGGGACGCGGCGAGCACTGCAAGGTTGAGGTCTATCTCCGACGCGAGAAGATTCATTACTTTTTCGCTTACCCCGCAGATTACGCCGACACGGTGATCATCTATAACGACCTCGGGGCACTCGAGCGCCAGGTTCAAAAGGCCGCATTTGAGGTCATATTCGCTTACAACGAAGCGTCGGGAACGCTGGATCTCTTTGTTCAGGGTGACAAGGACCTGCGGCGGGATATCGAGGAGATCTTCGCGCGCCTCATCCTCAAGGAGGAACTACCCACGGAGAGCGCCGCGCGCCAGCCGTATGAATTGAATGGTCTCCGCAGCCGCGATTTTGACTTTCCGACCGACCCGGAGGATTCCATCCAGGAAGTTCGCGTCAAGGCGCTGCGGCTATCGATAGTCGGGCCCGGTTTCGGGCGAATCACATTTGAGAGCGATGCGCGGCGGAAGCGCGGCGACATCTACGACCTGATGGAGAAGAGCCTGAACAAAGTCCGGATGGATGCTGAGGCGATCAATGTAACCCGTGCTGTGATGGACGTAATTTACGCAACCGGGGGCAAGCCGAAGACTGAGAACTTCTATATTGCGTATCCAGACACATGTAGCCTCAAGGACACGCCGGAGCATCTGAAGATTCAGGAGTATCTCCGGCGCTGGGGAATCGCCAGCGAGAATTAGCGTGCGCGCGTTCTGGATTCGCGCGGATCTCGATGAGGCCGCATTCCGCGGCGACGAGCTTCCCGCGTTTGGGCCGGCGGCGTTGCAAGTTTTCAAAACAGAAAAACTGCTGAAGCGTGGCGAAGATCTCCGCGAGGTGGAGTGCGGGGACTGCGGCAACCCACACATCGAAAACGTCGACATCATCACCGATTCGCCCAGCGGTGTGCCGAGGGCCTACATCGCGTGCGGAGCCGGTCGCGCCTCAGTTGATCTGGTCCGCCTTCAGGTCTGGGCGATAGACTTTGATCGCCTTGCCGCCGTTGCGAGTTCAGCGCTCGGTTTGGGCGGTCGGATCATACAGGTCGCCGCAGACCGGGTTTGGCTTCTGGGCACAGCGAAGTTCGCCGACAGAACCCGAGACGTCTTCCTCGTGCGCGGGATCGGATGGCCGGACAGCCCCCTGCTTATTTCCGGGAATGCTCGTTTGTCCACGTCTCCCTGCCCGCTGATTCTCTGCATGAATCGCGTGCCGGATGACCCAGCCTGGCAGGGCGAACGCGCGGTCGTGCCGCTGTCTGAATTCGACTGGCTGGAGGGTGATCGATCCACGCTCCTGAAGAGAGTTACCGATATCCTCGAAGAATACCCGCGTCCGCCGGAACTCACGCAGCAACGGGTGTTCCGCAAGGAAGGCGACTTCTGGAGTGTCAGGTTTGACGGCAAAACCATCCGGCTCAAAGATGGCAAGGGCCCGGTATACCTGTCGTATCTGCTGCGCCAGCCGGGGCGCGATTTCCCTGCGGTCGACCTTCTCAAAGCGGCCAGCGGTGCGGCTGTAGTCGCGGCGCGAAGTTCCGCTGGCACGGCAATCGACGAACAAGCGCGGGCGCAGTACAAGACGCGCGCGCATGAAATTCAGGACGAACTGGCCGAAGCCCGTAAACTCAATGACTCCGGCCGCGTCGCGACGCTTCAAGAAGAACTGGAAAAGATTGCGGAGCAAATGACGGCGGCCACGGGGCTGGGCGGTCGCCGCCGTTTGGTCGGTGATACCGCGGAGAAAGCACGGAAGTCTGTCTCGGCCGCCGTCAGTCGCACCGTTCGCCAGGCCGGGGCAGCAAACAGCAGTCTGGGCGAGCACCTTCAGAAGCACGTCTCGTCGGGTGCCGCCCTTTCCTACCAAGGCGACGGTACGCCGTGGACTTTTTAGCAGTTTTTTCGCCTGCCACGCGGCTTGTGGCGATTGCCACGCAGCTTGTAGCGCCTTCTTTGTGAAGGCGTTGCCCCGGCGTTAGTAAAAGCGCGAGGAACAGCAGGAATCTGAAATTCCCGCCTCGGATTAGCCGGGCAACTCCTTACAAAGGAGTGCCCATTGAACGAACTCACCACAAAGTCGTCTCTTTCCGATTCTCATCGCTGTCTTGTGGAGCTCATGCAACGGCTCAACTTCGGCCGCATTGAGGATCTTGTCGTCCGGGGTGGCGAGCCCGTCTTCGACCCGGCTCCGAGAGTCATTCAGAAGGTGAAGATCGGCGGCGAGAACGGCCCTCGCACCGAACTCTCCTGCGCGGACTTCCTGCTCAAGAAGCAGATGATCGAACTGCTCGAAGCCATCTCCGAGCTGGGTGAGGGAAAGGTACTCACCGTCGATGTCAAGCATGGCCTGCCGTTCGCGGTGGAAATCGAACTCGCCGCCTCAACCCACAAAGCCCGGAGAGTCACGGCATGACGTCGTTGACGCTCGATGAGGCCATCCCGGTTGTTCAGAATCTCGCTGAGCGCAAAGCGGGCGCGTTCGTGCGCCGCCGCCGATTGGCCATCGACGAATGTGAAGACGTCCAAAGCCATCTCGTTCTGACCTTCATTTCCCGCTGGCCGAAGTTCAACGGCGAGAGGGCTTCAGTCCAGACCTTCGCGTCCCGGCTGATGGACAAAGAGCTCACCTCCATCTTGCGGTACCGCCTCGCGCAGGGTCGGCAACCGTGCGAACTTCCGGTGCTGTACTCCGGCCCGCCTGCGGCATTGATCCACCAGTTCCGCATTGATCTCGACCGCGCCGTGGCTCTGCTTCCCGAGGTCGTTCGCGAAACCGCGTCCGCTCTGGCGTCTTATTCCGCAGTCGATGCGGCAAGCATCGTCGGGTGTTCGCGGCAGATGATCGGCAGACGAAAACACCAGATCCGAGAAGCCCTACTCGCTGCTGGCATCGGGCCGAACTACTTCGCTGGAGGAACTACGGTGCAATGAGCGCGGATGCCATCGCCCGCGCCCTCAAGGCGCGCCGTTCCGGCACCGGCTGGATAGCGAAATGCCCCGCACACGATGACCGCAATCCGAGCTTGAGCATCCGGGATGCCGACGGCAAGGTGTTGTTTCACTGTCACGCGGGTTGCGGGCAGCACGAGGTGATTGAAGCGTTGAAGGGGAGGGGTCTTTGGGCCGAGCGCCCTGCGAAAGCGCGCCGGAAAATCGTTGCGACCTACGATTACACCGACGAAGCCGGGCAACTGCTCTACCAGGTCGTCCGCACCGAGCCAAAAGGCTTCTTTCAGCGGCGTCCGGACGGTGACGGCGGCTGGATCAACAGGAAATGCAAACGACAAGTGCTCTTTCACCTGCCCGAAGTTGTCGAGGCGCCCATCGTCTTCGTTGCGGAAGGCGAAAAAGACGTCGAGACCTTGCGGAGCCAGGGGTTCGTTGCGACGACAAACGCCGGAGGCGCGGAAGCGCCATGGCCGCCTGAATTCAGCGAGGCGCTGGCCGGACGCGAAGTCATTGTCATCCCCGATAACGATAAGCCCGGTCGAGATCGGGCGGCGCGAATCGCCCGAGCACTAATCCGTCGAGTGCCGCGGCTGGTCATTCTCGAACTCGAAGGCGCGAAGGATGTGACGGACTGGTTCGACAAAGGGCATGGCGAGCTTGAGCTGATCGAGTTGGTTGAAAAGGGGCTCGCGGCGACTGCATGACGAACGAAATCCGCGACGAGGCCGATATCGACAACTTCGTCCAGCGATTCGAAGCTGACGCGGCGGCCGGCCCCGATCTGCTCTCCCGTCTATACAACGACCACGGCAATGCAGAACGCCTGGTTGCCATGTACGGCGAGGATCTGAGGTATTGCCACGCCTTCAAGAAATGGCTGGTCTGGGACGGCGCGCGGTGGGCCGTCGACGACACGGACCAGGCACGGCGTCTCGCCAAACAGGCGATGCTCCAATTCCTGAAGCTTGCCATCGAACGCGGAGGCGACGAGAAGGCCGAGAAGTTCGCGCGTGCATCGCTCGACGCCCGGCGCATCGGCAGCATGCTGTCGATGGCCGAATGTGAAATATACGTCCGTCCCGCCGAACTCGATACCGACCCGTTCGCTCTGAATTTTCTGAACGGCACGGTCGACCTGCGCACCGGCACGCTGCGGGACCACCGGCGTTCCGACTTCATCACTAAGATCGTTCGATACAGGTACGTTCCGTTGGCAGAATGCCCCCGGTGGCTTTCGTTTCTCGATCAGGTAATGGGTGGTGGCTCGGACGCAGGAGAAACCGAAATCGACCGGGCGCGGCGTCTCGTGGAGTACCTGCGGCGGGCGCTGGGCTACTCGCTGACTGGCACCACCATCGAGAAAGCCGTCTTCATCCCGTTCGGCACCGGGGACAACGGCAAGAGCACGATGCTCAGCACCTTCCGAAATCTTGTCGAGGAATATAGCCATCTTCTCCAAGTGGACACGCTGATGGTGCGACAGGAATCGAACAACACTCAGGCCGATCTTGCGGATCTTCGTGGGGCCCGTTTCGTCCAGACTTCCGAAACGGAAGAGGGCCAGCGGCTGGCCCAGGGCAAGCTGAAACGAATCACACAGGGCATGGGCAAAATCAAGGCCACCCGGAAGTACGAGAACCCCATCGAGTTCGCCGAGACGCACAAGCTATGGATGGACACGAACCGCAAGCCTACGATCCGCGACGTGGACGACAAGGCGACGTTCAACCGGCTGCACCCGATTCCGTTCACGGTGACGATTCCAAAGGACAAAATCGACAAGGGACTTCCCGACAAACTGCTGGCCGAAGCCGAAGGGATTCTCGCGTGGGCGGTCGAGGGAGCGCGGCTCTGGTATGCGGAGGGGCTCTCCAAACCCGCGGAGATCGAGGCAGCAAAGGAACAATGGCGGGAAGATATGGATCAACTAGGGCGATTCATCGACGAGCGCTGCGTGGTCGGCGACATGGTCCGAGCGGGAGCGGCAGCTTTGTATGCCGATTACAAACAGTGGGCCATCAACAGTGGCGACCGGTCGATGTTGTCTTCTACCGCCTTCGGCACGAAGCTTACGGATCGGGGATTCGCGAAACGCCACTCCGAGCGTGGTGCGGTCTACCTCGGAATCGGGCTTCGCGCCGACGACCAGCAGCCCCCTCGCTGACACGTCTACGCGGGGGAATGCTGGCCATTTCGGGCTGAACGATACTGAAGAGAAAGGATGGACGAGAAATCAATCGGCGGCGGCGTGGTCGTGCCGAAAAGCAGTACGAAGGTCGAGGCAGTACAGGCGTCTCATGGGCGTGCCCATCTACTGGCAATCGGCATCAATGACTACGACGCGGGCTCCGGGTTTCACCCTCTCGGGGTCTGCGTAAATGACGCGATAACTGTTCGAGATCGGTTCTTAGACATTGAACAACTGAATGCCGACAAAGCGCACTGCAGGGCGTTGACCTCAAAAAGCCCTCGGCCGCCCAGTCGAGGCGAGATGATGCGGGCGCTCCGGCAATTGGCTCAGGACTCCGATCAAGCGGACCGACTGGTTCTTTACTTCAGTGGCCATGGGCATCGGATCGGTGGGGAGTTCTATCTGGTCCCACAGGATGCGTTCGCGAGCGACGACGTGACCGCCTTGGTATCGCTTAACGACGTCTTAAAGACTCTCAATACCTCGGCAGCAAAACAAAAGCTTGTTGTCGTCGACGCATGCCTCAGTGGGCCAGACACGAAACATCTCAAAGCAACAATCGCGGACGTTTCGCCGAAGTTCTTGAAGGAGTACCTCGCTCAAACCTCGGGCGTGGCTATTCTCTGCTCCTGCGGGATCGACGAGGAGTCTACAGTCCAGTCGCCCAACCCCAAGTTAAGCCTGTTCACGCATTATTTCTCCGAGGCCTTGGCCGGACATATGGAGGCACTCGAAAGCGGAATGCTGACGTTAAGCTCGCTGTATTCTTACCTTTCGATTCAGGTTCGAAGTCGCGCAAAGTCTTACCACCACCGACAGAACCCTGCTTTATCAAACGCAATTCAGGGCCTGTTCCTGCTCGGCGATTTCAGAGCACCCATATTGCAGCCATCAGCTCTCGACCTTGAGCAGTATCCCGTAAAAATGATCGAATTCAGAGACACGGGATCGGCACGGGTCAAGGATGTACTCACGGAAATCAAGCGCTGGACGGCTTATTCTGAACAGTATCTCGAAGGAATTGTGAACGGCCAACTCGGAGAGCATTTCGCCGACTTCTTGGGTAAAGCGGCGGCCAACATCTCGAAGAGACTTGGCCTCCCCGTCGCTGAAGTCACGGTCGAGGAAGCCTCGTTAATTTTTCCTGACGGTGGCTACTCAATCGAATACAAGCGGAAGGACCTGAAGTCTGGTTTCTTCCGGCACAGTATTTGGTTTGGTAGATCGTGGTTTGAGCGACCGCAGAGCATTGTGACAATACTGGACTGCATAGACATGCAGCCGGAAAAAATGATTCTGGAGCTGAGCGGCACGAGGAGCCTGGAATCGATGATCGCCGGGGTGCTCGCGCGTGGTTGGGAGTTGGAGTCGCAAAGATTGCCGAGTGAATTTACCGTAAAGCGCGGGTCGTACCGAATGCGATGTACAGCGGATGAGATCAGTTTCGACGGATTCTTGCCGCAGGAGATTCTCGGTTCTGAGGCTGAGTCCGAGAAGCAGAGCCTGATCGAAGGCGTCCTTAGGCTTCTGCCTGCCTCTAACTGAGCCGCCTCGACGTCCATCCGAATTCGGCTGGTACTGGGGGGCCTCGCCCCCGAGCAGGCTGACGGGTCTGACGGCACTTCTTCAAAAACAACTTCATCACGCGCGTATAAGGGAGTTTTTGAAGAAAACCCGTCAGAACCCGTCAGCCGTCAGGCTTCTTTCTGGTAGGCGAACAAACTAACCAAAAGCCGTTTACATTTTTCTAGCGCTCTGCGTATATTTGTGGTGAAGGCGCAGTTCGACAGGCCAGCGCACAGCGCACCCTCCGAAGGTTCACTCCCCAATCAGTATCGAGAGACGGGACTCTCTTAAAACTCCTTCCCTTCCTGCTGTACACCAGAGGTGTGCCCGATGAAATCCCCAGAACAAGTTCCGTATTACGCCGCCGACGGCAGATCGCTCGGCTTTCGAACACTCGATGCTGCAGAGCGCCTCGTGGCTGGCGGCTTCGTGAAAGCTTCGTACGGTCGGAAGAAGAACCTCCGGGCAATCTGGGCGTGTCACGACGGCGGCGGCAACCCCGTTGAGGCGCGCCCACGGAGCGGAACGCGGTACAGCTTTCTCCAGAACCTCGACAGCGGCCACCGCTGCTGGAAACATCGCAAGGTGGATGGACGCGACGATAACGGCCAGCCGGTAACCACGCGGGGCGTGTTCCTCCAGGTGGTTGCGGATTGCATGGCGTCATGAAGAGTGACCGGCGGCAGATCGGGGCACGGCACATCGCGAGGGCAAGGGGCGCGTTCCGTCGCGCCGACGTGCGCCCGAGCCGGAAGGTGGTGCCCATGGCCGACTCCGAGCCAGACGGCGCGACACAGGGCGCGTGTGCGCCAACGTCGCGGACAGGGCTTCCGGTCCTCCCGCCCCTGGCATGCCCGGGGATATTCAGGGACCTGTCCGACGAGGCGGCGGCCGCGGGTAGAAATATTGCGCAGCTTGCGTAGTTAGTAAGGCTTAGGCAGGTTGTCACTCCGGGTTGTCACCCCTCAAATCGGATGCATCTCCCCACCCAGATCGAACTCAGGTCGGTCCGCGTGCTCCTGCCGCACGCCCGGAACTCGCGGACGCATTCGGACGAGCAGGTCGCGCAGGTAGCGGCCAGTATCCGGGAGTTCGGCTGGACGAATCCCATTCTGGTAGACGGCGACAGCGTCGTCATCGCCGGGCATGCCCGACTTCTCGCTGCCCGGAAGCTGGGGATGGAGGAAGTTCCGGTCATCGTGCTGGCCCACCTTACGCCAGCGCAGGAGCGGGCGCTGGTCATTGCCGACAACAAGCTGGCGTTGAACGCGGGCTGGGACGAAGAGATGCTGCGCGCGGAAGTCGCGGCGCTCCAGGAAGACGGCTTCGACCTCGACCTGGTTGGATTCTCCGACGAAGAGCTTCGCATCCTGCTGGCGGAACATGCCGTCGGCGGGGAGGACGACGAGGGCGAGGATAAAACTCCAGAACCACCCGTCAACCCGGTGTCGCGTCCCGGCGACGTGTGGGTGATCGGACGGCACCGTCTGATCTGCGGAGACTGTCGGGAGGCCGCTACGGTGGCTCGGCTGCTCTGCGACGTTCGGGTCAACGTGGCGATCACCTCGCCGCCGTATGCTTCGCAGAGGACCTACGATCCGGCGAGTGGCTTCCAGCCAATCCCGCCCGACGAATACGTGGCGTGGTTCGGCGTGGTCGCGCGCAACGTTGCATCAGTGCTGGCTCCCGACGGCTCCTACTTCCTGAACATCAAAGAGCATTCGGAGGACGGCGAGCGCAGCCTCTACGTGAAGGATCTGGTGTTAGCCCATAAGCGGGAGTGGGGCTGGCGCTTCGTCGATGAGTTCTGCTGGAGGAATACCGCGAACGGTGTCCCGGGCAAGTGGCCGAACCGACTCAAGAACGCTTGGGAGCCCGTATTTCACTTCTGCCGCAACAAGGACATCAAGTTCCGGCCGAAGGACGCTGGTCACGAGTCCGAAGATGTCGTAGTCTACGCGCCGGGCAATCCCTCTGCGCCGAGCGGCTCCGGCCTGCTCGGTTGCGGTGCAGAGAAAACCACGGGCATCGCATGGCCAAGCAACGTGATCGAGGCCAAGGCCGAGGGCAGCCAGGGATCGCACTCCGCTCCGTTCCCCCGCACTCTGGTCGAGTTCTTCGTGAAAGCGTTCTCCGACGAAGACGATTCGATCTTCGACCCGTTCATGGGAAGCGGAACGACGATGGCAGCGGCGCACGTGCTCGGGCGGACCGGCTACGGAGTCGAACTCTCCCCCGCGTACTGCGACGTGATCCTCCGCCGTATGCAGGAACTCACGGGCGATGAGCCAGTACTGGCCGCGACGGGGCAGGCGCTCCGCGAAGTCGCGGAGGATCGTGGCGTGACCGAGGAGCGGAAAGCGGCTTGACGATGATCGATCTCTCGCGTTTGCAGATTCAGGTGTGGGCCATCGATCGGCTGCTGCCCTATGTCCGAAACGCGCGTACCCACACCGAAGAGCAGGTGGCTCAGGTCGCCGCGTCGATCCGGGAGTTCGGGTGGACAAACCCGATCCTCGTGGCTGCGGACGGAACAATCATCGCCGGCCACGCACGCCTTGCGGCAGCGCGGAAGCTGAAGATGACCGATGTGCCGGTCATCGTTCTCGATCACCTGACCGAGCCGCAACGACGCGCGCTGGTGCTTGCGGATAACCGGCTCGCGCTCGATGCCGGTTGGGACGAAGAGATGCTGCGGGTCGAACTGGCGTCGCTTCAGGAAGACGGTTTTGATCTCGACATCGTCGGATTCACGGACGAGGAACTCGAAGACCTTCTGCGCGACCCGGAAGAGACGCGCGATGGATTGACCGACGAGGACGCCGTTCCCGACAAACAGGAGACGGCCATCACCGTTCCGGGTGATGTGTGGGTGCTGGGCGATCATCGCCTGCTGTGCGGCGACGCGACCAGCATGGACGCGATTCAGACGGTTCTCGCGGGCGGCCTCGTGGACATGGTTTTCACGGACCCGCCGTACAACGTGGACTACGTCGGCAAGACCGCGAAGAAGCTCACCATTGGCAACGACGCGCTGGGCGGCAAGTTCTATGACTTCCTTCGCGAAGCGTGCGCAAACGTATTGGCGGTGACCAAAGGCGCGATCTACATCTGCATGTCCTCATCGGAACTGCACACGCTCTTCCGGGCATTCACGGACGCTGGGGGCCACTGGTCGACGTTCGTGATTTGGGCGAAGCACCATTTCACGCTGGGCCGTTCGGACTACCAGCGGATGTACGAGCCGATCCTCTATGGGTGGCGCGACGGAACGGATCACTTCTGGTGCGGTGCACGTGATCAGGGCGACGTGTGGTCCATCAAGCGGCCCATGGCGAACCTCGAACATCCGACGATGAAGCCGGTGGAACTGGTCGAGCGGGCGCTCCGCAACAGCAGCAAGACTCGGGACACCATTCTCGATGTCTTCGGCGGGTCCGGTACGACGTTGATCGCGTGTGAGAAGTCGCGACGGCAGGCGCGGCTGATTGAACTGGAGCCGAGGTACTGCGACGTGATTGTCCGGCGCTGGCAAGAGTACACAGGTGAGAAAGCGCTTCTCGATGGCGGCGGGACCTTCGACGATGTAGCGGCGGGGCGGCTGAAGAATGCGGCCTGAATTGAACGGTGCCACAAGGAGCTTGCGGCAGTCGAGACGGAGATCCGCGCGGGGAACCCGGACCTTGAGGGACTTTGCCTGGCGCTTGCGGATTGGTCGGCGGAGTTGCGGATTCTGAACGGCGATGAACGATCCCATCCTCCAGATGCTCGTGCCTGCAGTCGGGCTGGTGTCCGGGCTGATCGCCACCTACGTGAGCCTGAAGAACCGGGCCCTGCTGGCTGAAGTTCGGAAGGAGATCGCGGATCTGGAGAACCGGATAATCACGAGGATCAACGGAACGTACGTCCGCGCGGGCGAGTGCCACCTGCGCGAGGAACTGGTGCACGAAAAGATCAGCGCGTTGGTGGCTGGCATTCACAAAGCAGAACCGCCGCCGGATCGTTGAACCCGGCGGCGGCTTGGGCGATGCAGGTGGGAAGGTTCTTACCGGGCAACTTTGTAAACGCGCTCGCCCGATTCGTTCTTCGAGGACTCGATGTTGATGCTGTGCTTCTTGCTGGCGATGGAGATGAACCCGCGAACGCTGTGGGCCTGCCAGTCGGTGGCCTTCATGATTTCCGCGAGGGTCGCGCCTTTGGCCCGTCCGATCAGTTCCAGAATCTTCGCGGTCTTGCTCTCGGCGCGGGGTGCCTTGGCTTCCTTCGCGCGTGCAGGCTTGGCGGCCTTTTTTGTGGCCTTCGCCTCCTTTTTTGCGGCGGCCTTCTTCGGGGCGGCGGCCTTGGCTTTGGCACCTTTGGCGGGTTTCCCGCCTTTGGGCGCGCCCTTCTGTTTGCTGGCACCCTTCTTCGAGGCGGCCTTCTCCGGCGCGACGTGCGCGCCCTGTTCCGCAACGGCGGCGGTTTCTGTGGTTTCTGTGGCTTCGTTGGTCTTCATTTGGCTTTAATCCCTTCCGTTCAGTAGCTTGCGCGGTATCCGCGCACCACGATTCATCACTCCGGTGCGCCCGGAAGGCAAGTCAATTCTTCAGGAAAAGATGGGCGTCTCTCTCAGGGCCTACGCACGGATGCGCGGATGCAGCCTGACCGCCGTCCAGAAGGCGATCTCCAGCAAGCGGATCACGCCGCTCGCGGACGGGACCATCGATCCGGAACGCGCCAACCAGGACTGGGCGAAGAACACATTTGCCGGGCAGACGGTCCACAAACCGAGCGCCGCATCGTCTGATCGCCTCCCGCCGGTTCACGAATCCGCGGTGGGATCGGGAGATCCGGTTACCGCTTACCTCCGTGCACGTGCCGTCAAAGAGAGCTTCGCGGCTCGAACAGCGCAACTGGAATACGAGGAGCGCGCGGGCAAACTGATTCCGGCGACGCGGGCTTCGGAATACGCCGCGACTTTTTCATCAATCGTCAAGGACGGTCTGATGGCCATGCCGGATCGCGTGTCTCCGATGCTCGCTGCGGTCGAAGACGAGAAGGCCATTCATCGCATGCTGACCGCCGAGGTTTCGGCTGTGCTGCGGAAGGTGAGCAAGGCAGTCGCGGACGCGGGTCTTTAATTATGACGCCATTCTCGATTCACGAAGTCGGAGCGGCGGCGATGCTGCCGCCACGCGACATTCTGGTCTCGCAGTGGGCTGATGAGAACCGCGTGCTCACGGGCGGCGCGGCTGCCGAGCGGGGTCAGTGGCGAACGCGCCCCTATCAGCGGGAGCCGATGGATGTCCTCAGTCCCGGTCATCCGTGCCGCCAGGTGGTCCTGTTGTCGGCGGCTCAGATGATGAAGACCGAGGTCCTGCTGAACTTCCTCGGCTTCATCGCCGATGTCGATCCGGGACCGGTGCTGCTCGTAGAGCCGCGCACCGAGGACGCCAAGGCACTCTCGAAAGATCGTGTGGCTCCGATGTTTCGGAGTACACCTGCTCTGCGCGGAAAGATCGCGCCGGTCAAGTCGCGCGACTCCAACAACACGACGCTGCACAAGGTGCTCGCCGACGGCGCAGGGCACATCACCTTCACCGGCGCAATCTCACCATCTGGTCTGGCGATGCGGCCGATCCGCTATGCGCTGCTCGATGAGGTGGACCGATACCCGGCGAGCGCAGGCACAGAAGGCGATCCCGTTTCACTCGCGATCCAGCGCACCGCGGAGTTCCAGCACAACACAAAGATCGTCATGGCTTCCACGCCGACGATCAAAGGCGTCAGCCGGATCGAACAGGCTTGGAAAGAGAGCGACCAGCGCGATTTCTTCGTGCCGTGTCCGAAGTGCGGTCACTATCAGGTACTCGTGCTGGGCGACGGAACCGGACCCGGTCTGGTGTGGCCCGAGGACCTGCCCGAGGAGGCGATGTATCGCTGCGCCGGGTGCCGTGAGCTCATTCCGGCTCACCAGAAAGCATGGATGGTCGAGCGCGGCGAGTACCGCGCGCAGAACCCATCCTCAAAGATTCCCGGCTTCCGCATCTCGCAATTGATCTCGCTGAAGCGTGCGTGGGGTTCGATTGCCACCGAGTTCATCGCTGCGAAGAAGTCGCCCGAGACGCTCAAGGCGTTCATGAACACGGTCCTCGCCGAACTGTGGGAGGAGAACCATGAAGTGCCGACCGATGCGCGGGCGTTGTGGAATCGCTGCGAGCCATTTGAAGCGGAGGCGCCCGACGGCGTCGCGTTGATCACGGCGGGTGTCGATGTTCAGGCCGACCGCCTCGAAGTCGAGATCGTGGGCTGGGGCCGCGACGAGGAGTCCTGGTCGATTGCGCACCATGTGATCCCCGGCGATGTGATGCGGAACGAGGTATGGGATCAACTCGAGGGCTTGCTCCTTGCCGAGCATATTCACGACTCCGGTCAGACGCTGCGGATCGTGGCTGCGTGCATCGATTGCGGCTTCAAGGATGCGACGGTTCTGCGGTTCACGCGCGACCGTTATGCGCGTCGCGTGTATGCGGTGAAGGGGCGCGCGGGCGAGTCTCCGATCTGGCCGCGCAAGCCGAGCCGCAAGAACCAGACGCCTTTCTTCATGGTCGGCGTGGATGCCGCGAAGACCGCGCTCTATGACCGGCTGAAGATCGGCGACGTCGGGCCTGGTTACTGTCACTTCCCGATTGGACGCGATCAGGAGTATTTCGATCAACTCACCGCCGAGCGGAAGTTCACGCGCTATCACAACGGCTATCCGAAGCAGGAATGGCGCAAGCCTGCCGCCGCGCGCAACGAAGCGCTCGATTGTCGCGTGTATGCCTACGCCGCGCTGCACGCGCTCTACGCCAGCGGTTTGAAGCTGGGCATGCACTGCGACCGCTTCGCGAAGATGGCTGGCTCGCGGCGCAAAGGATCGCAGGGAATTACTCCTCCGGTCGCGGCGAGCGTTCCGCCCGCAGTGCCAGTGGAACCGCTGGAAACTGAAGCGCGCATCCCTGCACCATTCGAGCGCGCCGAGCAATGGATACCGCGCCGCAATTGGTTTGGGGGCAGATGATGGCTCTGACGATTCAGCAGTTGCAGTCGAATCTGGACGCGGTCAACTCGGCGCTCGGGAATCCCACGTTGCGGGTCCGGTTCCCGGACGGGCGCGAGGTGACGTACCGCTCCGTGGACGAACTCCGCAAAGCAAAGGCCGAGATCGAAGAGGACATCCGGCAAGCCAGCGGTCAGACCGGGAGCCGCGTGACACTCGCGCAGCACAAACGCGGAGACGGCCCGAGTGGCCCTGCCCTATACGACCGCTGGTAATGGCCGCCTGAATGAATTTTCTCGACCGAGCCATTGCCGTTGTCGCGCCCCAGCGGGCGCTGCAACGGGTGCGGAATCGCGTGGCGCTGGAATTGACCCAGGACTATCTGGATCGGCACGCGCAGCGATTCAGCTACGATGGCGCAACCGCGGGCCGTCGCGCCTACGGCTGGTACGCCGCCTCGACGGACGCCAACGTCGAGTTGATGGGATCGCTCATCTGGCTTCGCAACCGGAGCCGCGATCTGATCCGCAACAACCCGTATGCGGCCCGCGCGATTGAAGAGTTGGCCGGGAATGTGGTCGGGACCGGAATCGTTCCGAAAGCGAAGACCGGTAATGCCGCTATCGACAAGATCATCGACGCCGAGTGGCCTTTCTTCGCGGATGCCTGCGACACGCCTCAGCGCCTGGACTTCTATGGGATGCAAACGCTGGCCGTTCGAACGATGGCGGAGAGCGGTGAAGCGCTCGTTCGGTTTCGCCCGCGTCTGGCCGCCTCTAATCTGCGCGTTCCTTTACAGCTTCAGATGCTGGAGGCAGATTTCTTAGACCAGTCCCGAACGATGGGGCTGGTCAACGGCCACGTGATGGAGGGCGTGCAGTTCGACGAGCTGGGCCGCCGCGCCGCCTACTGGCTGTTCAGTTATCACCCGGGCGGCGTCCTGATTCTGAATCCGCGCGGCGGAATCATCAGCCAGCCCGTGCCGGCCGATCAGATCATGCACGTTTATCGCGTGCTCCGACCCGGTCAGGTCCGTGGCGTGCCGTGGCTCTCGCCGGTGATGATGGCGCTCCGCGATCTCGATGATTACTGCGACGCGGAGCGCGTGCGCAAGAAGGTGGAGGCCTGTGTCACGGCATTCGTTCAGCAGCCCGAAGGCATCGAGGGCGATCCCCTTGGCATCTCGGGCACGGACCCGGTGACGAAAGCTCCCGTTGAGACTTTTCAACCAGGGATGGTCGAGTACCTGAAGCCGGGGCAGGAGATCAAGTTCAACAATCCTCCGGCGGCGGGCGGTTACCGCGAGTACAAGATGACGGAGCTGCAGGGCATCATGGCCGGGATCGGTCTGCCGTACGAACTGGGCACGGGAGATATGTCGCAGGTGAACTACTCGTCGTGGCGCGGCGGGATGCTGGGGTTCCGCAACACGGTTGAGGCATACCGCTGGCTCACGCTGATCCCGCTGTTCTGCATGCCGACGTGGCGGCGCTTTGTGGACACGCTGATCCTGCAGGGCAAGATTCCGCAGAAGGCGCTCGATGATCCAAAGGTCGCTATTCACGCGGTGCAATGGACCGCGCCGAAGTTCGAGAGCGTCGACCCGGTGAAAGACGCGGCCGCGGAACTGAAGATGATCCGTACCGGGACGCTCGATCTCTTCGAGGCGATCTCGCGCAACGGATACGACCCGGAAGAGCGGCTGCAGAAGATCGCACGCATCAATAAGATTCTCGACAAACTCGAAATCATTCTGGACTGCGACCCGCGCAACGTGACGGATCGCGGGCAGGAGCAGCCTGCCGCGAGCGACGAGCGCACACCGAGTTCGAAGCCCACTGTCGCCGGTACGAAGGCTCCGGTTGTTTCGAATTCCGACGCCGAGGCCATCGCGGAGTTGTTCGCCGGGGCACCCGCTTCGCGGTCCTGGGATTCGCCTTCACGAATGTTCCGGTCCTGATTTACCACCAGCACAAGAGAGGTTCAGACATGAAAGCAGATCAGGCGCATGAGTTCTTCGCCGCGTCCGATGCGAAGCCCGTAGCCAGCACGGCCAACGAGAAGGACGGCACCATCAATGTCGTCTGGTATACGGGCGCGCAGGTTCCGAGGAAAGATCCCGACACGGGCGATCCTTACTTGCTCACGCTCGATATGGACGGAGCGCGCCTCGACCGGTTAAACGCGGGCGCACCCGTCTTCGACACCCACTTCACCGGCGACGACTACAAGTCCGTGGTTGCCGGGAAGGCAGGAACCAAGGCGCAGGTCGGCGTCGTGAACAAAGCGTGGGCCGACGGCGCGAACGGGATGGCCACCCTGAAGTTCGATCTCGGCGATGAAGATGGCGCTGAACTGTTCCGCAAGGTATCCAGCGGGATCGTTCAGAACCTGAGCTTCGGAGCGTGGATTTACAGCCGCGAGAAGACCAAGGTAAAGGCCCAGACGGAGGGCATGCCGGAAGGCAAGCCGCCTTATGGCAACCCGAACGAGATCGGAATGTTCACGGCGACGGATTGGGAGCCGTTCGAGATATCGGTCGTCCCGGTTCCCGCCGATTTCAGCACAACGTTTTTGTCCGCCGAACCTTTGTCCTCAAAGACCGGCGGGCAAGCAGCACGGGCCTCAAGCCCACAAAAGGAGAAACCTGCCATGGCAGAAAGCAGCACACAGACGGCGGGCGCAGAGGCCCGTGTAAACGAACAGGAACTCGTCGCAGCGCGCGGCGAGGCGGTGAAGCTGGAGCGCGAGCGCATCGTGGAGATCGAACACCGTGCCACTCGCTTCAAATCGATCCTCGGGGATGACTTTGTCCGCAAAGCAATCGCCGATGGCAAGACGCCGGATCAGTTCAGCGTCGAGGCATTCGCGGCTTTGAGCGCAAAGGGTCAGCAAACGGTCGGCGGCGAAGACCGGCCCATTCGTAGCGAACTGAGCATCACGCGCGATGGCGGGGAAACCCGGCTGGCCGCGATGCAGTGCGCCATGTTACTGCGCCACGATCCGAAGTTCTTCCTGGCGAAGCACCCGAAGACCGGCGAACTGCTGACCGGCTGCGGCCCGGATCACCAGCGGCACGCCGAGGAGATGGGGCGCGAGTACGTAGGCCTCTCGCTCATGGAGATGGCCCGCGAATCGCTCGAACTTCGCGGCATCAACCACCGGGGGATGACCAAGAACCGGATCGCCGAACTGGCGTTGCAGGCTCCGAGCCGCGGAGCGGAGTTCTTCGGCGGAGGCGCCGAATCGACTTCGGACTTCCCCGCGATCCTCGCGAACGTCGCCAACAAGACGCTGCGCCAGGCTTACGAGGCGTATCCGCGCACCTTCCAGCCATTCTGCCGCCAGGTGACCGCGCCCGACTTCAAGCCGATCAACCGCGTGCAGTTGAGCGATGCGCCGGCCCTGCAGCAGTTGAACGAAAAGGGCGAGTACCACCGGGCGAACCTCACCGACATGAACACGAACTACTCGCTCCAGACCTTCGGCGAGGTCGTGGCCATCACGCGCAAGGTCATCATCAACGACGATCTCCAGGCGATGACCCGCATCCCCGCGATTCTCGGCGTGGCGGCTGCGCAGCTTGAATCGAACACGGTCTGGGGGCTGATCACCAGCAACCCGGTGATGACGCTCGACGGCAAGGCGATCTTCCACACCGCTCACAGCAACCTGCTCAGCGGCGTGGCGAGCAGCATCGATCCCACGGTGGGCAGCGCCGCGCCGCTGACCGCCCTTGCGAAAGCCCGTGTGCAGATGCGGCTCCAGAAGGCTCCGCAGGGAACGCCGCTCGACCTGGTCCCGCGCTTCATGGCGGTGCCTCCGTCGCTTGAAACCTACGCCCTCCAGTTGATCTATCCGATCAACATCGCTTCGTCCGATCAGACGAAGGTTGTGCCGGAATGGGTCCGCTCGCTGGTTCCGGTTGTGGAGCCGCGTCTCGACAACTCGACCGGCACCGCGACCAACTGGTTCCTGTTCACCGATCCCGCGCTGATCGACACGCTGGAGTACTGCTACCTCGAAGGCCAGCAAGGCGTGTACATCGAAACCCGTCAGGGCTTCGAAGTGGACGGCGTGGAGATCAAGGCCCGCATGGACTTCGGCGCGGCGGCAATCGATTATCGCGGCCTGCAAAAGAGCGCGGGCGCATAGAAGGCTCAACCGGAAAAAGGAGAACAGAATCATGCAGAACTATGTACATCGGGGGGAAACCCTCACCGTCACCGCGCCCTACACCGTCGTCACCGGGCAGGGCGTTCTTGCTGGAAACATCTTCGGCGTCGCGGTCTTCAGTGCGGCTTCAGGCGCCTCGCTGGAGATCGTCACGTGGGGTGTTTACGACCTCGCGAAGGATGCCAGCACGTTCAATCCCGGCGACAAGGTTTACTGGGACAACGTCAACCTCGTGGCCACGTCGGCTCCGCCCGCATCGCCTTCCACGACTCCCGGCAACCGCGAGATCGGCGTCGCCGACCTGATTCAGGCGAGCGGAGTCAACGCGCCGGGTGGTCTGACCGGCGACCCGACCGTCCGGGTACGCCTGAACGTCTGCTCCATTGGTCTGGTGTCTTCGTCCGACATGGACCCCGGCCTGTTGCAGAAGATTACGGTCGTGTTGACCGCTGCGCAGATCGAGGCCATGAATGGCACGCCGGTTAACATCATACCCGCGCCGCTCGCGGGGCAGGTCGTGGTGCCCGACCAATTCATCATTCAGACGAAACCGGGCGGAACGAACTTCACCGGCGGCGGTGCGGTGACGTTCCAGTATCACGGGACCAGCATCAATCCGCACGCGGGCAACCTCGCGGCGGCGACTGTGAATAGCGGAACGCCGACTGTCAACGTGCTGGCTCCTCCTTCGGCGGCCTACCAGCCTCCCGCAGCGACCGGCATCGATATCACCAACGGTACGGCGGCGTTCGCAACCGGCAACGGCACGCTGGTCGTGACCGCGTTCTACAGCATCATCACACTCGGGTAAGTCTGGTGTCCAGTTGGTCCGCAATCGACGCGGCGGCGAACGTCGTCATGCAGCAAACGTTCGGCGAGCCGGTCGTGTATCAGCCGGTGCAGGCAGGGACTGCGGTGGGCGATCCGTTGACGATCACCGCAGTCCGGCACGCCCGTGTCCGGGAGGAGTCGGGCGCACTGGCGAACTTCGAAGAAATCTCGGTGAATCCGCTGGATCTCCCGAATCCACCGGTAAAGGGCGATTGGGTAACCGCGTGGGGTGCGCAGTATGTGGTGACGACAGTGCGCCAGGCCGATGCCTACGGGATGATCGCGCTGGCGCTATTACAGCGCGCTGGCTGAAACTTCTTTTGGAGTCGATGGATCTTCCACTCCAGGTGAGTCCGATTCAAATGGCGACGAGATCGCGTGCTGCCAACGAATTCGTGCCGCGAGGCCGTCAACATCGGGAAACAAGGAAGACGCATGGACGCCAGTTCGAAAAAGCTCGTAACGCAAGTGGGCCTTGCGCTTAGCCGGGACCCGCATGTATTCGACGCGCCACTTGCCGATTAAAGCCTGGTCAAGCGGAATCTCCAACGCAGCGCACGCGACGAAGAGTCCTTCCTGAGCCCGGATACGTGGTGTCACGATGTTTGGGTAGTACTTGACCGGAGAAGTAAGGTCGAACGGAGATACAGAACGAACGGATTCCGAAGCCTTGTTAAGCGCTCGAAGGGCAAAAACTTGGCCATCAACTTCCGTGTTGGCCTCCACAGCAAAATACAGGGCGACTAAGGGATTGTACGTCCAATCGAGTAAGTGCGTTGGCAAACCGTGATGCTGCGCAAGGGAGAGCCATTCCCAATCGTCAGCCGGTACCGTCGAAAGAAATCCGTGGGACTCCCTTCGGAAAATATCAAACAGACTCCGTTCGTATTTCTCGCGGGATTTCGATTTGTGTTGGCCCCGACCGACCGACGGGATGAGCTTGTAGTTGATGTCTGAATGGCCCCGAAATACCCAATGCCCACGGGCTTCCGCAAAGTAGGAGCGGGAAGCGTGGTCTAAGAACGTCTTAACTGAATCGACTTCGAGAATGTGATCCAAATCCAAGATCAGTTTACCGTGTTCCCGAAAGCTCAGTGATCAATCCGAAAACAATCCTCGGCGAGTGGGTGACGACGCTGCGAACTCTGCCGAATCTGGTCGCGGCGATCGGTGACAGCAGGCGCATCCAGTACTACACCGAGAACGCCAGCGTCTTCGGGCAGCAGACCGAGAACAATATCCGGCTGGCAATCCTGTCGATGCCGCCCGGTTCGATCCTGATCGCGTGGCAGGGTACGCGGCCCGGCAGGCTCGGCAACGCTCTCGTTTTTGTTCATGAATTCTCGCTGTACCTGCGCGCGCCCGAGGCTGCGAGCGTCGGCTACGAGGACATCTTCAACTGGCTCGTCAACGACGTTCCGTCCAGCGGAAGTCTGAGCATGCTGCACACGGCGGTTGATCCCAACTGCGAGCCGATGGATTTCTACCTGCCCTCGGCGCAGCGCAACACGGTCGTGATCAGCGCGGACGGGGCCACGTTCGAATACTTCGAGGTTCGGGCGAACCTGATCGAATCTCAAAACCCGTAAGAGGTCGCAATGCAGATCAAGATCTTCATGGAGTCGCCCGCGGGCGATGTGAAAGAGGTTGTGGTGACCGATCCGAATAAGGATCTGGTTCCGCTGATGGTGGCCGGTTGGCATCAGGTCCAGATACAGGAACCGGTCGCGCAGCAGCCGGTTGCACAGGCGCCCCACCAGCACGAACAGGCGGAAGAGGAGAAGTGAAATGGCAAATCTGAACGAGCTACTCATTGGTCTCGGCTATGCCGTCCAGGCGAGCATTTCGACCGCTCCCACGACGCCGGGATATTGGCGGCTGCCGAACCTGAACAAGAAGCCGTGGTCGCAGAAGGTCGTCAATGATGACGACCGGACGGAAATCGGCAAGGGTCACGAGTTCCCGACCCAGCAGTGGAAGTCACATTACGACAACGGCATCTATACGGTCGAGCGACCCGCTTCGAGCGAAATCCTCGCGCACGCGCTGGGCTTCGGCCTCGGCAACGTGGTGGTGACCGGATCGGCCGCGCCGTATACGTACACGATCACGCCGATCAATCCGGCGACGAACTCGACGGGTCTGGAACTCCCCTACTTCCAGTTTGTGCAGCAGATTCGCCCGGGTGGCTCGTCGGTCCTCGATCAACTCTTCACCGGCTGCGCCGTGAAGAGCTGGAAACTCGCCATCAAGCAGAGTCCAGGACGCCTGAGCGCGGTCGTCACTGAGGACCTGGTGCACAGCGGCCTTTACACGACGCCGAGCGCCGTCACCATGCCTGCACCGATGACCTGGCACGAAATGCAGTCGCCCAGTCTGACTCTGACGATCAACGGTGTCGATTATGTGGCGAGCAAGAATTTCGTATCGCTCGATATGGGTTGGGACAACAACTTCCGGCCCGGCTTCTTCCCTGGCGTCACGCTCCAGGACGGTTATGCGACTCAGGGACGCTTCGAGATCGGCGACCGCATGGCGACGTTCAACTATGTGGCGCGCTACCAGCACGGCTCAACAGAACTCGCGACGCTGCTCGCGCTGACCACTGGCACCGCCATTGTGGGGCTGACCTACGGCGCGAACGACACCTTCACCGGGACGTGGCAGCAGATGGCCTTCAAGGTAGTGGAACTGGGCGATGTGGATGGCATTGTGACGGTCTCGGTGACCGGCGAGCCGCAGTACAACAGCACGAACGGCATTTTCAGTGCCGTGATTCTGAGCACCACTGGCTATATCTGCCAGTAAGGAGGGCGCGATGGAAGAGACGACAAAGCCTGTTTTTGACGCGACGAAGACGCTGGTGGTGCCGATCCTTTCGGGCGGCGAGAAGCGGTGCGAAGTGCGGTTTCCTTCGGACGACGAGTGGTGCGCGTGGGCGCGCCAGCAGCGGACTGTTCGGCGCTTCCTCGGGCGCGGGAAGTCGCAGAGCGAGGATCTGGACCTGCCGAAGATCAACGCGGATCTGTTTGCCAAAATCCGCACCGACAAGGATGGCCCCGAGTTCGACGACGCCGAGGCAGGGATGGTGATTGGCCGCATCGAGCGGTGCGCCGTTGCCAGCGTCGAGCGCGAGGGGATTAACTACCGGATCGAGATGAAGGTGCCCGGCGCGCGCGTGCTTCATGTGCTGCGCATGCCGACCGCGAAGGAGATGCAGGAGCACGAGCGCGGTTCGACCAGCGTCGTGGCCGCGAGGCGGTCTATCGAAACGCGGGCTTTTCTCGAACCGAGCGGCGCGCTCTACGACAAGCTCCACATCTCGCACGACGGCTACACGGGCGCGGTACCAATCGTTCACAAGTCGGCTGCGGTTTCCGAGGTGATCGCGCAGCTGGCCATCGAGGCAGATGAAGAATCGGAATAGGCGCGCCCGGCGATTGGCCGGAAGAGCCGGGCGTTCGCTTCCTGATCCGGTCGGTGCTGCATCAGGGAACCCTGTGCGGGCCTGACGAGGAGTGCCCCGAACGCGTCTTCCGCTGTCGGAAGTGCGGTTATTCGGCGCAGACGGAGTTGGATGGCTGCCCAGCGTGTGGGGCCGATTGGAAGGCTATCGACGTCACCCATGGTCCGGGCTGTCCGAAGAACCTGCTCGAGGAGGCGATGGACACGCCGAACGGTGCGGTCGTCCGGCGGTGCTTCCGCATCCTCAGCGCAAAGAAAGTCGGCCTGACGCTCACGCTGGCAGACATCACCGAGGAGGAGTTCAAGGTGCTAGAACTGATCGAGGCCGAACGCAACGAACAGATGAAGGGGGGCAACTCGCAGGTCTATAGATAGGCTGCCTCCCGCCGTCCGGTCTCCATTCTAGGGGATCGTTCGCAAGTTAATCACGTTGGCATTCTGGGTGACACTCAAGTAGGGATCGCTATACGTCCCCGCAAACGAAACGGTCTTGCCATCGAAGCGTGTAAACGATCCAGTCCAGGTCGCCCCGACTGGAATGGTTACCACCTGATTGTCGCTCCAGCCAAGTTTCACCGGTTGTGACCCCGGGACGTCCACATTAATTGGCTTGGATTCCCGGAAGCTCATTGTAAAGTGGATCTTACCGCTCGTTCCGGCGCGGTGATGCTCCGTTGAAAAACAGAGGCAGGCCGTCGTGGGGGAGCTACAATTCTTTTCAAGCCACCAATCACCACTTCGACCTTCCTTGCCTTGAGACCAATTCATGTGATACGTGACCGTGTTCGGGTCGAGTGTGTATCCCGGATCGGGGGTGGCGGTGTGTATCGCGAGATCAGCATGCTCCCCGCCGCACTTTATGTCGTCGTCGACAGACTCCTGTTTGAATTCCCCTGACGTAAATGTCTTGGTATCCGTGCCTGGCTTTGTCGTCTTATAGCTAATTACGACGGTTCCGGCACCTGCTGGGAGCGTCGTAATCGGAACCCGAAACTCCGCCGTCCGATCACAGGAGAAAAACAACCGGCAAGTCTCTTTGTACGGTACATGAACCTGCAAGTAGTTGGGAACAACCTTGTTCTGTGCCGAGGTGAAGAATTGGATTGGGATGTCGAAGGTCATGAAGTTGTTATTTTTGGCGACACTCGCAATCGGCTTCTTATCGTTGCCGTTGACGAGCGAGGCAACGGGCTCCAAGCCTCTTCTAACCAGATCTGTGAAATCACCATCAAACCTAATCGAAACGACGCTTATCTGGCTGCTTACCGGGGTGAACGTTGGGTCGTAGGAGAACATGCGTGGCAAACTCTTGCTGAACGGCAGCGAATGAGAAATGCCCAGCGCCCTTCCCTCTAAATCCGCCACGTCCTTGTACGTCTTCTTCTCGAAGTCCGACAAAAGTGAGCTGAGGGAATTCACGGTCTGCTGTTCGCCAGCATTCAGCTTGCTGTAAGTCAAGTCGAGGTCCGCCTCGTATGCGGCCTTGGCTTGTGAAATTGCGAGAGAGATTTGACCGCCGGCACCGATCTCCAAAATCATTCCGCCGCCAACCGCCTTATCTACCAGCGTCTGTAACTTGTTGGCGAAGTTGTCCAGTGCCGCGCCGAGGGCGAGGCCACCGAGAGGATCTTGAGCTCTCGTGGTTGTTACAGGCACCAGAGCGATGATGCCGATTGCAATAAGCTGACGATTTATCATGTTATTCTCCTGCCTCGCGCTCTTTGATTTTCGGTTTGGCTACCGATTTTACACTAAATCTCGATCCCGTGTGTTCTGGAGTTCTTGAATCACCTGTAATTGCCATGCCCCGTTTCCAAACCGTCACTAGGAGCACCCGCTTCGTGTATTCGCCGTACTCCGCGACCGAGATGCAGGGCTTCGGGCAGGTGCTGGCTGACTCGATCCGGGCGCGCATCCAAAGCGGGCAGAATATTTACGACCAGGCAGCCGCACCTCTGAAGCCCGGACTGACTGGTCGGCGCGGCTACCCGGATTACAAAGCGGCGCGCGGTCTGAGGCCCGTCCGCGATTGGACCTGGAGCGGACATACCCTGCGGTGCCTGAAGGTCCTTACCGCGAACGAGAACCGTGCGGCCATCGGGTTCCTCGACGAGGCCCTTCCGGGCCGGAGCCAGACAGCTTCACAAATTGCCTTCTACAACAATCGCCGCGAACGCCAGTGGGGTGTGTCGCAGCATGACCGCGAGGCCGTCCTCGCGGCGTTCCAGGCTCGTCCCATCGTGATGCTCAAGGCAGCGTGAAATGGCAGATCAGGCAGAGCGAGTAATCCTCGAAGCCGAGGAGACGCCGGTACTCGAATCGGTCGGACGCGCCAACACCGCGCTCGACAGTTTCGAAAAAAAGTCCGAGTCGTCCCACGGCAAGGTGATCCGCATTTCGGATCAGACACGATCCAGCGTGCAGCGCCTGATCGCCTCCCTCGAAAAGCAGGCCGAGACTTACGGCAAGAGCGGCGTAGAGAAGCTGATCAGTCAGCGCGACCAGCTTCTTCAGCGGTACAGCCGCGAGCCGCAGGCTATCGACGCGATCACCAAATCCTACGAGCGGATGATCGCCGAGCAGAAGAAAATCGATTCTGAGGCGAAGTTCGAAGGGTTCGGCGAGAAGATCAAGCAGTTCATCGAAACCCCGCTCGCGGGAGCGAAAAGCGCGGTTACCAGCCTTCTGACTTCCATGGGACCGTTCGGCGGCGCGATTGCGGCCGGCGCGACTGTTCTCACCGGCATCGCACTCGCGGGATTCGAGGCAGCGAAAAGCCTCGGCGAATACGGTGTGCGAATCCGCGACGTGGAACTGCGCACGGGCCTGACCGCGAAGGAGGTAGGTCAATTCGGGTTTGCCGCGCGCGCGGCGGGCCAGGACACCACGATCTTCGAGCGGATGATGCGTGGGCTTTCGGAGGCAGCGGACGACACCTCGAAGGAGGGCGAGAAAGCGCGCACCACCCTGCAGCGGATCGGCGTCACCATGGTGGACGCCAACACGGGCGCGCTGAAGCCGACCGCGCAGGTGATGGAGGAGATCGCGGAGGGACTGAATCGGCTGCCCGCCGGATTTGAGCGCGACGCGGCAGCGCTGGCGCTTTTCAAGCGTGCTGGTGTGGAGGCGGTTCCGGTCATCTCCGAACTCACCGAGAATCTTGAAATCGCACGCCAGAAGGGATACGGCCCGAGTGAGGACGACGTGCGGCGATTTACGGAGTACCAGCGCGAAGTGACCGAAGTCGAAATGGCATGGGAGCGGTTCACCCGCAGCATCAAGGAACCGCTGGCCGCCACCGTCTCGGTCACGTTCAAATGGCTGGGCATCGCGTCGGACATGATCACGCTGCCGGGAAAGATTCTCACGCAGAAGCTGTTCGGCGGAAAGCCGACAGCTGACGACATCGAGATGGCGGAAACGGAAGGCTGGGGATACGGCGCGTCGATGTCCCGCAAGGCGCACGCCGATGAACAGGCGGGCATCGCGCGCAACGATCAGATGGTCGCGGCGGCGAAGGCCGCAAGCGAAAGAGGCAAGGAACTGGAGGCGGCGGAGAAGAAGCTCGCCGATCTGGAATCCCAACTGAAGACCGGCGTCATGCCATCGGTGAACGAGCCGGTTCTGAAACAGATTGGGCAGGAACGTCAGACCATCGCCGATATCAAGGCCCGCACCGAAGCCGCGAAGGAATTGAAAGACTGGGAACGGCAGGCGGCTGAATTCGAGAAGAAAGGCGACGAATCCGAGCTATCCGCCATCGAGAAGATCTACTACCAGCGCGACCAGCTTCTGAAGCAGGCCGAGAAAGTAAAGGCCTCGGAGTCTCAGATCGCCGCGATTCGGAAGTCAGCGGACCAGCAGGCGGATGTCCTCTACAAGAAGAACGATGAGGAGTTTGAGAAGTACGCCGCTAAGCACGATGCCGAACAGCGGAAAAAGATGATCGCGCTCATGGAACCGTCGAAGGAGCAGATGAAGGAGTGGGAGGAGGGCTTCGCTGCGCAGGAACGGATCGAAGACATCGGGGTCCAGGCGCAGCGCACGGAGCTTCAGCGGCGCGCGGCGCGGTCGGAACGCATGGCCGAGTTGGCGGGCGGGAGCGACGAGGACATCGCGAAGCAGGCTTACGAGACACGCCTCAAGCTGGCGGTCCAGTTGGCGAACATCGAAGCCGAGCGGATATCGAAGGAAGAGAATGCGGCGAAGCGTTCCGTAATGGCGGCGCAGGCGCAGAAGGACTTGTTCGGGGAACTCGCTCAGGCGCAGGACCAGTTCGACGAGAAGCGGGCACAGATCCAGCAGAAGCTCCAGCGGCAGCGCGAGCAGGAGTTGCAGTCGCAGATCGACGGCTTGCAGAAACAGGCCGTGAAGCTGATCGACGTTCTGTTCACGAAGCCCGCGAACTTCGGCAAGGATCTGCTGAACACGATCCACTCCGCGGTGCTGAAGCCTATCACCGAAACGCTGAGCGGCGCGGCTGCGAACGTGCTGCATCCGATCATTTACGGGTCGGACGGAAAGGGCGGCATCAACGGCCTGCTGCGCGGGACGGCGAGGGATGCAAAAGACCCGGTGCGCGTTTCCACGGACATGAACACAGCCGCGACAATGCAGAACAGCGCGGTAATGGCCGGGCTGACAGCGATCCTCGCCGCCGGTATGGGGATCGCGGCTCCGTCCGTGTCCGGTGGAACCGCCGGGTTACCTGGCGTCTCGGTTCCTTCGATCTCGGCACCCGCGTCCGTATCCGGGTCATCTGGCGTGAACCTTCCGGTCCTGACCGGTCGCAGCGAGGTGTCGCTTCCGGGGCCAATCGTCACCGGCGGTGCGGCTCCGGCCGCAACTCCGAGCGTCGGCGACATGATGAGTCTTCCGCTGGGGACGCACGCCAGCGGCGGGATGAACCCGCTCGCAACGATTCTCGGTTCGAATTCGAAAGGCGGCACGTCGGGGCTTTACAGCTTGTTCGGCAAGGGCGGCTTCTCCAAAGCGCTCTCCAACCTCAAAGGCACGTTCTGGAACCAGGACGCATGGAACGCTTCCGACAGCAACTTCTGGGGCGGCGTGCAGGGCGTCGCGAAGTCGCCTGCGGCGGGTGCTGCCGGGATGATGCTCGCGACCAGCGGCCTGTTCGGATCGAATCGCGGGACGTGGACCGGCTCGCTCGAAGACACGGCGGGAGGCGCCCTGATCGGCGAACAGATCGGCGGACCGTGGGGAGCCGCGATTGGAGCGGCGGCGGGCTTCACAGCCGGGATGGTGGAGAAGCTCCTCGGTATCGAGTCGCCACAGCGGAAGGCTCACGACGACATCAAGAGCATCTACGGCGTGGACATCCCGCAGAACAGCGGGACGATCAAACAGATTGTTCAGATCGCGCAGTCGCAGTTCGGCGGCGATATTGCGGTGGCCGTGCGGTCGCCGAGCGTCCGCCAACTCGTGATGCTGTACTCGGAGGCCACGGGCCAGAAGATGCCGCTCTCGGCGACGACGCCGTACGCCGGGAGTCTCGTGGAGCAGGGCGGCAACCTCTATCAGCAGGCCAGCTATCAGGACGGGCAGGCTCACACGTACGCGTCGAACATTCCGACTCTCGGCGGGATCGCATCGGGAACCTACCCGACGCCCGGAGGCCCGAACACCTCGGGCGGCACCGGCGCAACGTACCTCTCGCTGAACGTCAGCGGCAGTGACGCGGCGACCTTCATGACTGGCCAGTTCGTGACGCCGCAGTTCGTAGCGGACCAAGCGATGGCCGCGCAGTATTCGAGCTACGGTCGCACGCAGCAGTCGGCGAACATGCAGCTGCCCGGTTTGACGGTGGCGTGATCATGCCGGGCAATCTCATCGGGAGCACGCCAAACGGGGTGATGCCAGCCTCGCTGTGCACCGCGTTCACGGAACTGCGGGAGTACGCTCAACTCCAGAACCAGTTTCACGACGGGACAATTCAGCGGTCGCAACTCGCGCAGACTTCGCGGCGGACGTTCCGGTTGAGTAAGCGACTGAATTCATCGCTGCTGTCCGCGCTTCACAGCTTCTGGGTATCGCAGAACGGCGGGCTGACGCCGTTCGTCTTTTACAACCCGTTCGATGTCACGTCCGGGCAGCAGATCGGCAGCAACTACGATCCAACGGGCAGCAATACGCAGGGCCGCGTGACGGTGGCGTTCCGTGGCAACTGGGCGCAAGTGACGGACATCGCGCGGACGAACGTCCAGGGACTGGAACTGGTCGAAGTGGGATGA